GATGTTCCTGATGTTGTTTTCATAGAGAATTTTGCTAATGATTCACCGAAAGTTTGCATCTGCAAAGTTGGTTTAATTAAATCATATGCAATATTTCTAGAAGCCTTTAGTAAGTTACCACCAGAATAACCAGTAGAAGTAGCAACTGTGCTAGTAGTTATTGTATAACAATGAGCATCTACGTTAGCAATAACTTTAGTCGTATTGATTTCACCGACTGGGATTCCATTAATATTAGAAGTCAATCCACTAAGTTGAACACTAGAACCAGAAGACATACCATGATTAGGATGCCAAATTCTAATAACATTAGATCCAGTAACAGTTTGGATTGGGTTATTTTTCAATTGGTCATGAGGTAAAACATTATTCGTCATAACAATAGCACCAACCGTATTTGTAGCAAATACAGCACGATGTATTGTAAATTTAATATCTTGATTTTGATCTGGTGTCCATGTAGAAGCATTCTGAGATTTGAACATTACACCAGCATATGGTTGTTCAGAAATAGTTCTACTTGTTCCTGGGATGACATCACCCATATTAGAAATCCAAACTCTGTAATCATTTGAATCAGACTGAATAACAAATGCATACTCTTTACTGTCTTCTACAAAGACAGGAGATTCGAATGTGAATTTCGTTGCTGTGTTATAGTCTGCATAAGAATTACCATCAGGCAGAGCAACAGATGTATATCCTGATGCTTCTGCAGTAGTTCCAGAAACAGGAGCATTAACCAAATCTGGATTTAAAGTTACACTACTGAATGGAAGAACCTGATGTGTCGGATTACCGTTGACCATCTCACGAATATGTACAGTTACTGGGACATTTGCAGATTTAGTTGCAAAGAATAAATCAATACTTGTTAAGAATGCACCACCTCTTGATTCTACATAAAATGATTGTGCAAGTGGATCTGTCCATGCTGGTGTTAAATCAGCAATAACTCTGGTAGAAGTAGAACTACCATTTCTATTAACGACCTCATAAGTATTAGGATCACCAGCACGAGGATTAATCTGTTCTTGAACAATAGTAGAATTTCTAACAGCATTAACTATACCTTGAACAGTTTGAAGTGTTCCAGTGGCTTCATAAGTGCCGATTCCACGAGAAGTATAATTTCCTGTAGAAGTTGCAGAATCCATTAGTTTTAATGTAGATTTACCAGTACGGAAACGAACAGATTCAGTATTTGGTATATTAAACAAGAAGTTTACTTCACCTGATTGATTTGTAGTTAATGTAGTATTAGTTGTTACCGAAACTACAGTTCCTGTTTGATTACTAATAGATCCAGTAAATGTATTACCTGAACTAAATGTTCCGATAATATTAACTAAATCAAGCGCATAAGATGTAGTACCATCATCATTATGTATTAAATATTTACCAACAACTACTGCTGATGCAGAATTGTCTGATTTTGTTATTACGTCACCACGTGTTAAACAAACTTGTACGTCTGTACCGATTCTTCTTTTAATGTCTGTGCTAGATCCACCGACATTAGTTGAAGTATTCCAAAGTTTATGGTTTGCTGCTTTTAGAATTTCAGTAGAACCTGTTGGAGTATACACCAGTTTAGTCGTTGGAGTACAATATGAATTTATATCAACTTCATTAAAATAAGCATAAAAGCGAGTAGATGGCTTTAATTGTTTAGATTGAACTAATACAAAACGTGATCGTACATAAGGAACGATAGAAGTTGATACTGTTCTGTCACCAACTGACTCATAATCTGTTTTTGCTACTATAGAAGTTTTAGTACCATTTCTTGACTTAATACCAGTCTGAGACCATGAATCAGTAGTTGTTTCCATCAAAAGATTACCACTTATGTAGTTATTAGTAGTAACAGTATGTTGAGGAGTTCCAGACCAATCTGTAGTCCATGCGCCATAAATTGGCCAACCATTATTTAAATCTATCATATTCTTAAGAGAATTATAATTCCCCTCTACCTGCTGAATAAGATCAGGTACTCTGTCAGTGTCAAACCAATCATCTGATGCTGGGGTTATCTGAACACTTCCTAAGAATGTATAGATGGCAAATGGATTAACATATTCTAGTCTAGACGCATATTCCTGTGTGACCAGAGGTGTAGTAGTATAAGGTAAAGTTATAATATCACCAGTTAGCTGATAATTAGCATTAGTTCTTGCAGAAGTAGTAGAGGCTTGTTCGATTAAATCTACATTATGCATTGTGTGCGCTGGGCGCAGTAAGTTAGCCCCCATATCAATAGAACAGCTAAGATCAGAAGTTTTTGGATCAGCTACAAGAGCACTGCTACCGAAGTTATCAACAACAAAACCATTCTTCATTCTATCCATACCATTACTATCTGGAATTTTTAAACTAGATGTTTCTGATTCCAACAGAGATAATGATGTGTAGTACTCTAAATTATTAATTCTATTTTCTAACTTACCGATGTCACACATTGTGTAGCGTTTATTATCAACTTTTGAAACGCTCACATTAGTTGATGCAGTACCAAAAGTATATGGTTCTAGAGATAGATTATACAATACCATTCCAAGTGCTGGTGTTACTGGTTCTCCAGGAACAGTAGATGGAACGCCTTGTATATCAACTAATTTACCAGTTGGCTCTAAAATAATTTTATCTTTTCTAGCAAGATAGTAACTGTAATCTGCTTTGACATATTCACCACGTTTTGGTATAGAAGTCATAGAAGAGCCTGTGCTAGTAAAGTTCTTCACTCCACTACCAGTTGTTTTATTAGCAACTCTTGGTCTAAAATCAATAGAGTCTCGTAGATTGGCAGGAATCTGTTTGTAATCAATACCACTATAAGAGTTAACATCAAAATAGTCACCAGCACCATGTTCAAAGTATTCATATACAACTTGAACTGGATTAGATGGTTGAGTATAAGATGGTAGTAAATTTAATTTACCATAATCATAATGTGTCAAACGCTGACCATTATCGAAAGAATATCTCTCTGAAATATCTTGAGTATAAGATCCTGGAGTGCTATCAAAGGCAGTTCCTGGAGCCATCTTAATGCTTATGATTCTGAATATATCTGCTTTATCTAGAACGATTGATGCTTGTTGAGCAGCAGTAGCACTAATGAATGTTTCAGTGACTTGTGTTAGTGTTTTTGATTTTTCGAAACCAGATCCAGAACGAATAACTGCAGCAATTACAGTATATGTTCCAGATGTCGGAACAGTGATACTTACGTTAGAAGTACCAGTACCACTAATATTAGATGCTGTGATGTTCACAACAGATCCATCAGAATCTTTAACTACAAGATAACTATCATTATCTGCAGCAGAAGCAAAATTACCTGATGTATTTAATGCAAGAGTAGTAGTAGCAGTATTTACACTATTAAACTTAACATAAGCTGTATAGTTTAAATTGTTAACTCCACTATTGCCAGATGTTCTCATAGAACGAACAGAACTATATGCAAGAGGGAACACTAAATTATTTGCTATGGCTTCTTGTAGAACAGTTGTTACTAGTTGATATTTTACACCAGTCACTGATGATATTGAGCTATCAACTGTTAAAGAATTTTGAGAAGTAATGGCTGAGATTCTTCTATACAGAGAATCGTTAATAAGGATGTAATCACCAACTTTTAAATCTGTTAGGAAAGAAGTCCCAACACCAGTTACAGTATTAGTTGCAACTGCAGTAACTGAACCAGTTAAATTAACTAATGCTGGTTGTATGTCGGCTGAGAAAGAAGTCCCAACACCACTGCCAACAGTATAGAAAGACTTAGCATTTCTGTTGAAATCAAATCCAGATTTCATCTGGATATCCCATAGACCTAATTTATATTGTGAAGTAGATCCATAAGGAAGAATATTGTGCCACTCAATAAAACGAGCACGGGCAGTTCCGATTAATTGTGCATTAGAAACTGCTGACGCATTACCTCGATTAGAAGATCCAGTGATACCGTCATAGATATTAACTAACGTACCTGTATCGATAGTTGGTACATAATTTAAGTTAGTTACAATAACATAATTTCCAACAACTGGAGTTATTACAGAATCGATCGCTTGATCATAATCTCTAGCCTTTGGTACTGTTATGTATGCAGTAGCAGGATTTTCAAGTTCTGCTCCAGAAACATATGCTCTTCCAGCATCAATACCGATAGCAAGATCACCTTCATTACCAGTTAATTTTATACCACGATTGTATACTGGATTTTCATCATATTGCCAGTTAACACCGCTATTACCTGCACCATCATATGCTGAGCCAGAATTATGAGTTGGAGGAGTAGTTACTGAAGATGCACTATTTTTAGCAGTATATGTATAACCACCATATGTAACAATATCATTAATTAGATATGCACTATTTTGAGCCCATGCTCCACGATTATTATTACGTGATTCACGAACATCTACAGACCATCCATTAACAGTGTAATCACCATTAGTATCGAATGTTCTTCTTTCCATCTCATTTTGAATCTGAGTATAGATTATATTATATGCAGTTTCTTTAACAATGGTATTAACAACACCACCAGTTACACGAATCAATTCTACGAAGTTCTGATCATCAGTTGACTCCAAAGATCTTTTAGATAGTGTTAAATCAATAAAGTAACGATGAGCACCTGGAGCAGCAAAGTTATAACTATTCTGCGCATTATCTAAAAGAGTTTCATCATCTTCTGCAGTAGTGATATTTTCTGATACATTCAATCCAACACGATATGATGGAGAAGGGTCATATTTGTTTAGTGTAATTGCTTGTGTATCGCAAAGAACAAAATGTCCATTAATGTAATAGACACCTCTCTCAATTGTAGCCAAAGATCCTTTACCTGTAGCTGAACTTGCTTGTGCTTGAAAATAAAAACCAGTATCAGTATGAAGAACTTCATTACCAGCAAAAACTTTTTGCGTAGTATCAGTTGCAGAATTTAAATAGCGAACATAAAGAGTTGTTGGATCTGTATCTTCTGCTCGTTGTGCCTTGATAACCTGTGCTTTTAATCCACTTGAACCTGTGATAACTAAACCCTGCAAAGAATCAATAAATGTAGCAACGGCTACACCATTATACAATGCCTGTAGTTTAACATAATCAATACCTTTTGTAGTATTAGTAATAGTTTCAGCAGATACCTGTCCAGGTATAACCATGGCACCTTGTTTGAAAATATTATCGCCATGGCGAGTAATCTGATTCTGAAGGATTGTCTGGAGTTGTGTTAGTTCACGTGCCTGAACAGCAAAAGAAGGGCGAAACAAAATTCGATAGAATTTTTTTTCTTCATCGAAATCATCATTATACGGTTCGGTATTAAAATCTAGCATTCTTTTTCTTCTTTATGTTAGTTACTATTATTTATTAGAATTTTATAACAGTTCTCAAAGTAACAGTCTGGTCTGCTGTAGGAGTAAATGCTTGTTTATTATCAATAAACAAGATGTGTCCTGAGTATTTATCTGCCGTTGGAGTAGTGACACCAGCTGCACTAAATGTTTGTGCCACAGAATTTAGAAATACAGACCCAACAGCAGGAACAGCATTATCTATAGATTGAAGTAAACAAGAAGTTGTTGTTAGTGCAACAATTGTAAATCTTGGTCCAGTTAGAGTACCAAGTCTTACTTGCATATCTTGTGTAAAATATGTAGTGTTCATAGAAGCAGTTACAACATAGCATGCAGATGCTAGCGCACTTTTTAGGTTTCCATAAGAACCAAACTGTCTGGGGTTTTTAATTATACCAAGTTGTCTGAAGTCATTATTAACATCAAATCCTTGATTTTTATCTTTAGAAATATTAGTATAAAACATCAATGTATTGGCAAACATACCAGTAATTGGATCTTTACCATGGCCACCATATGGCGCACGAACTGCTCTAGCTGATGCTCCATATCCAGAACCTGTTATAGAAACATTTGCCCAACGATAACCAGTACCATAATCAACAACAATTAACTTTTTAACAGCCCCATTTACAACAGTAGCTGTTGCACTAGCCCCTGTACCATCACCAGTAACAGTAACAGTAGGAGCACCACCGTATCCAAAACCCTCAGAAATAACT